ACTCCCAGAAGGAGCAAAGATGGTAAAGAAAGAAATAAGCAAAGAAGCATTCAAAAGATGGACGCTAAGCAAGAAGGAAAAATGGAATAACAAATAACTATAAAGGAAACTAATGACTACAGGTAAAATTAAATGGTTTAATCCAACCAAAGGATATGGATTTATTGAACAGGAAGGCAAAGATGTCTTTTTGCACGTATCAGCTTTGGAAAAAGCGGGTATTGAAACCTTAAAAGAGGGAGAGGAAATAGAATTTGAAATAGGAGAAAATAAAGGAAAAGAAAATGCAATTAACATCAAAAAAATTGCCTAAAAAATCAAATCCTATGGCAAAGGAAGTAAGGACTCCTAAATATCGTCAAAGAAAAGTAGCAGATAAGACGATATATAATAGAAAAGAAGAAAAAGAATGGACACCCACAAAGGGTCTGTTAAAAATGTTGGCTCAATAATGTTAAATACTATTAAGATACTGTCAGATATGACCAAGAAGGATACAGAAAAGTGTTTAGTGATAGGGTGGTTCGTGTTAATGGATCACATCAATTAATGTCAAAAGAATCACTTAAAGAAAGAATTAAACTTCACGAGGGATATCGTTTAGAGCCGTATACGGATACACTTGGGTATTTAACAGGGGGAATTGGGCATAGGATTATGCCAAATGAGGAAGTTCCAACAACTGAAGAAGGTTGGATGAAGTTATTTGATTCTGACTTTCAATCAGCGTGGAAATTTATGGAAAGATTTTGCGAAGAAAATAATCTCCGTGTCATTTCAGATGATGCAAAAGAAGTATTATGTGAAATGATATATCAAATGGGATTCTCTGGAGTTTCAAAATTTAAAAATATGATTAAGGCACTTCAAAATCGTAATTATAAATTAGCATCGGTTGAGATGCTTGATTCACGTTGGGCAAAGCAAACTCCAAATCGTGCCAAGGAACTAAGCGACCATATGGCTAAAGCTTAAACAGAACGTAATAATTTTCTTAATTCGTCAGATAAATACTCAGCGTTGCCTACACAATACCTAATAGCGGATGCAATAGCGTGGGTATTTTCGTAATCAGGATATATATCATCTAATTTTTTTACAAACCTCTCTGGTTTAATATAATCATAATCAAAGGCTAACCTACCATCTTCCCTAACACTAATTTGAAGGGAGAATAGGTTAGTCTTTTTCATTTCTGGGTTTCTTTTCCTCTTTCAAAAAATTTGGATTTATCTTTGAATCTAGTTTAGGCAACTGTGCCAATACGGATATAGCTTGAGCCACTTCTTGATAGGGTTTTGTATATAAGTATTTTAATATGATATTTCTGTCACTATTTGTTAAAATATAATTATCTTCCATCTTTTTCTCCTTGTGTTTTTTTATTTATTTTTTTAATATACTCCAATGTTTCCCTGCCCCTTCTCTCTCCTTCGGATTCTTTTTTAGGTTCCTTAAATTTAATTTCCCCTGCTATGGCTCCATATGCAGACATATCCACGTAAGTATCCTTACTAATTTCTCCAAGTTTTGTTCTGGCTATTTTTAACAGTACCATTAATATTGCCACATCGTGAGCTTCTACTTTTGAATCTAAATATGCTGACCATAACTTTGCAATATTATTATGGTTTTCAACTTTATCCCCATAATCCTTATGCCGGTCTCCTGCTACCAATTCATCAGCTTCTTTTAATATTTCTTTAGTTATCAGCATATTAATTTATAATCTTTATGATCCATTGGTTAATTTCCTTTTATTAAAATAAGGCACAATATCTATTATTTTTGCACCTTTCGGTCTTGGTATATTATCCTCTCCATTTTCCCTTACAGATTTTTTATTTTTTATATCTTCGCCAAATCCATCCAGACCCATTTCAAATGTATCTTGAGGATTATCACAAGCCATCTTCATCATTCCCCGTGCAATGACTGAACAAAGATATCCTTCATCTGAATACATCCATTCATCCTCTATAGCCATACAGACAAATCCATTTTCTGTAGGAGATATGAATAAATTTATTCCATTCTTAGAAATAAGTTCTTTCATTTCCCCCCACTATATTAAAAAAGAATTTAGCATCCAATATGGCCAATGGTTCAAAATTATTCATTTTAATTATACCTAAAGGTACTTGATTTTTTTTAGCATTGTGTTGTGCTTGTTTTATTATATCATAAATTCCCTTGAATGTCTCTTTATTTTTACACTCAATGGAATAGGGAAGTAATTTTTGAGCCTTGGGAGAAAATTTTACATCAGCACCAGATTCCCCCATAATAGCACAATAAATATCATCATCGGACAAAGTAGTAAATAAGGATAATAATTCATCTCGAACCCAATTTTGTAATCGTCTTCCTTTTGCTTTTCTACTTCTTATTTTCATTTGTTTCTCTGGGATTATTTACTTCTGTATAATAAACCCATCTAGGGTTTTTCCCTTTAGACTGTTGTTGAGGGAGATACTGCAACTTGTTTTCCCCCCAACACGGAAACTTGTAAGGACAGAAACTGCAAACTATCCCTAACACCCTGTTTCCTGTCGGGATTTTTCGGAATGTTTCCTCAATGTCGCTGAAACAACGCCTAAAGGGTTTACCCTTATCTAAAGCAGTAAGATTATCTTTTGCCAAATTGATAGCAAGGCTTTTCCATTGTTCGTCCTCCGTTGGTGTTTCTGTTACCAACCATTCGCCCGTACTTTTGTTGATAACAATCCAACCACCAAACTTCTTATTTTCAGATTCACTATAGAGATATCCTTGCGATAAATAGCCAAAGGCATCCTCTTCTACAATAGATTTAAATCCCCCATCATCTCCAAATTTATGTTCAAAGGCGTAGGGGGAAGCACTTTTAATATCATAAATTTTATTATCAATTTCGATATCATATGTTCCATAAATTTTTTTATTCTTAAACTTATAAGAAACAGATTTTTGAGTGGAATTTACTTTTATTCCAGACGCTTTAACGATAGTTACAGCCAAAGCCTCTATTAAATCTCCGAATGTATTTCTCATTTTATTATTATATGGCTGACCTTCTGATTCAGTATCACTTTTTTCCATTTGTAATTGGCATAAAGGTTTTCCCACATTAGACATTCTTGCCCTAAAGGATTTCTCTCTTTTATCCGTAAATTGTTTTCGCAATGCAGATTTGCATAATTCTCCAAATTCTTCAATCAATTCCTCAGAGACAACGACAGAATCATCTGTCGCTTCCTTGAGGAATGATTGAACCTTTTCTAATATTTGACTACTCAAATCTTGTCATCACCTTCAAACGGACTTCCTTCTACATCAGACACTATTTTTGCACTTGCCTTATCGTTGCCATTATTTTTAGATTTATTGGCATCTTTCCACAAAGATACGATATCTTCATTTTCTGTTGCAATAGTCTCTTGGAATTTTTGCATTAATTCCATATTTTCTTTTGTAAAAGTAACTTCCTTTTGATTTACTTTTATAGCTGAAACGTAAAAAACATTACTTCCTGCTTTTCGTCTTTCTGTATCTAAAGATAATGTATGATTAAACATTAGCTTTTTTCTATTTTTAAGACTTTGTATGGATTCTCCTACAGGAGTAAAATTACTTCCTGTGACACGCCACAAGACAGGCTTATCTTTTACGGATACTTTATTTCCGTTAGGTGTAACACCATCAATGCTTACTGTTCCATATACAAGACGATAGCATTTTATATTTTTTTGATGTTCCAGTTCAGCTTTGGATAATTTATCCCTTTCCTTGAAAGGAACTTTACCACAACGGCTACCACCACTGGTGTCTATCGGGTCATCTTTCCAATTCTTAAAGATGACAGAACGCTTTGAAAATTTATTTTGTTCCGCATCATATTCCATAAATTGAAATGCATTTAAGAATGGTCTGAAGGTGGCGGGTTTACCATACACCATTGATTCTACTCCAGAATCATACACAGCGTATGTTCCCACAGGCAATTTATTGCCTTCATCATTCTCTGGTTGCCTGTTAATTGTTAATCTAGGCAATCCCGTTCCTGTTTGACCAACATCTTGTCCTATCATTTCCATAATCTGATTTTGATTTAATTGGTCAAAACTTGCAACTTGATTTTCAGTCATATATACCTCTTGGTTAAATGTTAATTATCATTAGCACATTTTTTATAATTTGTCAAGTAAATTATTCCAAATATGTAGTTTTTTTTGTTGGCTCAGATTTTAAGCCATATGACGCAGAAAACCACAGTAAATAACTTTGAATTTCCTCATCATTTCCAACATATATCTTTGTTGGCTTTTTTCCATTGGTTTTAATGAAATTGCGAATCAATTCCTCAATTCGTGAAAAAGCTACTGCTTCCTCATCATTGACCCAATCATAGTTATCTTCCATAAATAAATCTCCAACTGTCATAGTACTAATATCCATCTTGTTCTCCTTCCTGCATAACTCTCCCATATGCATATTCGATGTCATCTTTAGTAATTCCAAATTTCTCCCCACGAACTTCAACCTTATTATTTATATTCGTAGTAACATTTTCTTCAAGTGTCTTATCTGGGTCAATTAATTCTTCAACTCCCATAAGAAACCATTTCATAGCACCCATAATATCTCCTCTCTAGTTGTTATGGTTATGCAAAGCATTTACACCTAAATTATAAATGCACTCTCGTTTAAATTCATCTACTTTTTTTCTCAGTTCTTTGTCCGATTTTATTTCAGACAAATCTTTTAATGTATCTGCTATATAAAATAAACAAATTCTATCATCTGATTGTATACCTTTTTGTATATCTTTCATTTACACCTCTTTCATTTCTAACCAATTATACCCCATCTTAACCTCCGTGTCAAGGGGGATATTGAAATCTATTTCATAATAGGTTTTCATCATTGGTATTACCTTACCTGCTCCTTCTTTAACAATCTTAATAATTAAATCCTCTTCATCTGGATGAACGTCAATCAATACAGAATCGTGAATTGTATTTATTATCAAGCTTTTAACTTTATTTTGTACCATTAGTGAATCTATGGCAATGCACGATAATGGAACAATGTCGGCTGTGGCGAATCCCTGCACAGGATAATTCTTTATCTGTGTTGAATTAGAAGACGCACCCCAAGGCATTCTCTTTGCATAGGGAAAGGCGTATTCCCGACCAGATGGTAGGGATATTATCTTATAATTAATAGCATCGCTTTGTAATTGGTCGTGCCATTTTGCAATATCCTTATATTTCTTTAAAAATTCCTTGTAGTAATTTCGTTCGGAATCCGTACCCGATACACCACCATACAGAGGCTTAAAGGTATGTGATTTTGCATCTTGTCGTGAACACCCTATTGTATCAGCAGTAAACTGATGAATGTCCACTTTATTTTGTATGTCTTTTATGCCTTGCTTATCTTGAGCCAAGAATACAGCCGTTCTAAATTCCAACTGGGCAAAGTCCATTTCCAATATTTTTCCTTCTGGCCACCTTGACCTTACAACCTTTCGTATGGGAAATGTTTTTCCCCGTGGCTGATTTTGAAAATTAGGGTCACGACTTGACAGCCTTCCCGTAGCTGTGACACATTGCATAAATTTAGGATGAAGGTTTCCATTGTTATTGGAATGATTTTTTATACCCGTAACAAAAGTATGCAGATAAGTTTCCAAGGCATTGTATCGTGTAATAGCTTCAACAAATGCATTCAATTCAGCGTTATCCTTATTAGTCATTCGATTTAATGTCATCCTATCTGTCTTAAATCCACCATCTGCGACATCCGATACAAACGTAGGATTCAATTGAAATCCTGCCTTTGATTTTGTTTCCTCATAGATAATTCCATTTCCATTACAGGAATAACAAGAGCTTAAATTCTTGTACGGCTCTCCATTCACTTTCATCTTCTGGATTTTTCCAGAACCTGTACACGTAATGCATTGATGGGAACGGGTTTTATAAATTGATTCTGTCATTTGTCCAACCATTCTTGTAAATTGAGAACGTGTGAATCTGGGTCTTTTCTTTGACTTTTTAGTATAGGGGTCAATTCCTATATTAAATTCTTCCGCCCATTTCTTTTTATCCGTGACTTTTACACCATAAATCAACCAAGACAATTGCTCTGGACTTGCAGGATTTATCTTTGTATCCCCCATTCGCTCCCATATCATCGTGTCAATGCGTTCACGTAATTCATCATATTCCAACTTAAATTTCATTTCCACGTCATTCAACGAATCTAAATCAATCTGTATTCCATTTCTCTCCATTTTAGTTAGAACTTGCAAAAAGGAGTTCATCATTTTAACTGTTGGAATAAGTTTTAGATTTTGTGGTTTCTTAAAATCATCAACTTGGGAATAATATAATTCTCTGGTAACAGTTATGTCCTGTCGGCCATATTCTTCGACAATTTTCTGGGGTATCATCTCAAAGGATATTCCCTGCTTTATAAAGTCTTCTGTCGCATCTGATTTTCTACTTAAGTTTCTTCTTATACAACATTCCTTTAATGACAGGGCCTTTCTAACACCTCTGTTGAGAACATATTCCCCAATCATCGTATCATAGACTTTTCCTGTATAGGAAAACCCCACTTCATATATCCAAGACAAATCAAATTTTAAATTATGACCAATAAGTAAATCAGTCCTATCTAAGATGGATTGAACTTTTTTCCAAGCATCCTTGTCTGACCGTTCATCGTGGTTAAAGAAAAGATACTCATCATTTATACCCACGCTTACTAATTTATTCTTAGGATTAAACGGAGATGGGTCTGATTTTCCATTTACCCCTTCAACAAAACTTGTCTCTACATCAAATATAGTTATCATCCTTCATACCTCGATAAAAATGGGTTAATTACACAATCTATTCTTCCGTGCCATCCTGTTATTTTATTTTTTGACACACAAATAGTTCGTAGCGTAGCTTCTGAATCAACAATGTTCTGCTGACCAATTCCTATAATCAAATCAGCTTCGGCTGCTTTTCCTGTCTTTGAATTTTCCATCATATCAAAAGACAGCATTGTTTGTCCGTGTGCATCGGCAGACGCTTGAGAGACGGCAATGACACAACAATCATTGCGTTTGGCTATTTCTCTCGCCCCCATATAGATGGCACGAAGTTTTTCATCCGTTCTGGCAAAATTACCTTTCGTAGATACTTTATCCAATTGGTCTATGACCAATATTTCTGGATTATGCTTTTTACAGTATGCATCCACTTGGTCTAAATCCCAATCAACGGTATCCACTATTCGCACATTTGATTTTATTTTATTCCATTCTTGTTTTGCCTTATCAATATCAACAGCTATTTCTTCTTTTGTCATACCTGTCCAACAATTGATTAGTCTCATCTGTGTGCGAATTGCAGGTTCTTCATTAACCAAGGCGTGAACTTTAATGTTCTGAGATGCAAAACCATTTCGATTTGCGACTAAACTTATCCAAAAGGCAGTCTTACCTGCCTCTGGTCGAGCAAAAACAATCATTAGATTGCCCTTGCCAACCCCTTTCACAAGCTTTCGCAAATCTGGTATGTCACCAAACTTATATTGCGTATCAGCATCAATTTCCTTTATCAGCTTATCAATATCATCCGTAACAGCATCCCCGTCTTCTTCCACTTGATTTTCAGCTTCATCAATAAATCCCCTAATGGTATTGAAACTTGCATCCCCACCATTGTAGATATTTGTTGCTTCAACTGCAATCTTATGAGCAAGACTACGCTTATACATTGAATCGAGAATGTCATCAGCCACATCTTCATTAGGCATTTTTTCACTCTTTATTTCATCAATCAAATTTAAAAAATTTGTCTTTGCCGCTCGTGTCAACGCAGGATTATACACATCCATATGCAACGCAGAAACTTCATCAATATCCAAATCTATATCTGAATATTTGTTATGAGCCTTTTTTATCGTATCATAAAAATTGCCCACCCCGTTTGTAAAAATAGTCCTCTCAACTTTCGACTTGTTTTTTACATAAAAGTCCTTCTTCAAAAGAAGGTTCACTAATTGTTTTTCCATATTTTTTCCTTTTTAAAAAGTTATTATTTTGTATTCTTTACTGTAAACTCCTTCCCAACTGCTACGGCTTTTCCTAAAATGGGATGGTCATACCCTTGCTCTACATCTAATTCTGCGTGAGCTTTCCCCACAAGCCATTTTTTAAGATTGGCTTTTGTTATCTTTTCCTCATACCCCACATCAAAGATGGAACTTCTGTATCCTGTTTCAGAGAAGGGTAATTGGTATTCATCTTTTACCTGCATAGTCTTTACAATACTATTGCTTTCATCATTCTTCTCTATCAACTTCCGCCTCTTCTCCCACTGTTTCTGGGTGGTTCCCATATCATATTCATATAATTTTTTATTCTCAAATGATGCATTTATTATATGGGAAGTCCAAAAGTCTTCCCCATCATTATCTTGCAGTTTGCTTGGCATAGATACGTCTTCCACTATGGCAACAGCAGGTACACCAAACAGTTTCATTTCCAATCCGTAATTTACAGTTTTTCTAGTCATTATGCATCCTTTCTTTTTATTTTATAATGCACTATTTTATCAGACAACAGACAAACTAACTTGTCAACTTGAGAATTATCCCTAAAGTATGTTGTCTTTTTCATTGACTTATTATGCCAATTGAAATCATATTTCTCTTCTATTAATGTTGATAAATTCCACCAAACAAGCGTTGAATCCTCATCATCAAACGTGTTAATGTATAATATTTTCGCCCCATTTGATTTTGAATGTTCAAGAAGCTTGTCAAATTTATATTTTTCCAATATGTAACCCTGTTCCGCCCATCGAAGATAGGGCATATGACGATGTTTTAATTCACCAACAAGCTCATCATTATAGACATCCCAACTTTCATATTGGTTGTTCCAAGATAATTTCAAGGGTGATTCCTTGAATGCGGAAACATTTTTATTCAGCCATTCCGTGGCTGTCTTTTCATTTCGCAATACCATCACTTTTTCCTATCTGTTTCCAATTATTCATTATGGTTTTAGTTACGTCCTTTTTAATTAATTCAGCTTTTTTTTCCAGTTCGCCCGTTTTCCATAGATTAATCAAATCAGCATCATCTTTCGCATCAATAATATAAGTACAGGACACTTCGTGGTCTAGCACCACTTTATACTTTCTCATTTTTCTTCCTTTCTTTTCCAAAAATATTATAGTAAATTGACTTAACAATTTTTACATATTTTTTTTGTTTGTATTTTGATATATCTATTTCAGATACTAAATAAGCAAACAACATTCTTTTAGATAAATTACTCATCTTTTTCTCCTAATTCTTAATCCCAAACGCATACGTCTGCGATTACGTCTTTTAGTTGAGCCGACCTTACGTCTGCCCTTGTGTTTCTTTCTTTTTAAATCAGCCCTGCTCATTGAGAACACGTATACATTAGGATAAGTAGCAATAATAATATGACAACTATTTTATATATCATACAATCCTCACAGGAATTGCATTACTATAAATCCGAACCTTTGAATCCGTTTCTATCCAAACTTTAGCTCCACACGACAATGGCTTATCGGGTGAATAGACAACAGTGGACGCACCATCTATTGCCACAGTCGAACCATAAAAATTATCTTTGTAGGTCTTTACAGTTAAAACAGGTTCATTCAATCCATACTTATTATTGGATTTTATTTTATGCTGATTTACGTGTATTCTTTTTTTCATATAAAATCTCCCTTATCTTATTTTCGTCAAAGTATTTTAAATCATCTTCAAGCAGTATTACTTGAACATTACTAACATTATAGCACAATCTGGAACTTAAGTCAAGTGCCTTGACGGTTGCATCCCTGTCAAATGCAATCAACACTTTATTGTATTTTTTAAGGTAGGGGATGTATTCTTCTGGTAAGGATGTTCCCAATAATGCAATTCCCGTAATAACATTGGACACGGCACACGCACTTGCACAATCTTCCACCAGAACGGCATCCCCGTGGTTGCCGCATACAAATGGATTTGATTTTTTTCCATAGACATACCATTTTGGATAGTTATCAGATGTGATGGCACGGCCAATGGCGTTAATCACTTTATTTTGTTCCTTAATCAAGAATACCACCCTGTCTCTCCTCGGGTCATACATTATCTTAGCCAGACCTTTTTGCATCGCATCTAGGCAGTTATTATTTTTTACATAATTTAAAGCACGATTACAGGAATACACCGATGTAAAATAATCGGGTGGATTCCATTTTATTTTATTATTCGATTTCATTTTATTTTGTAACGAT